TTATGACTTTAAGAAAAAAGAAAAAGTAAAGACTCAATGTATTTACATAAACGCAAAAGGTATTGACGGACAATATGGATTGTTTGGTAATATAAATCCGCAAAAGATAGAAAACCAGCAACCTGACATTGATGAAATTCCATTCTAATGAAACAAAACTTTCTAAATATTATGTTGAAGATCCTAATTTAAAAGTTAGATTTAAAATTATAAATGGTGTGCGTCATTGGCTCACACCTCCTCCTTCAACTTATGAAAGATGAAAAGGAATGAAACTCCTTCTGGTAAAAAACTTGATTGTTTAAAAGAAATTAGAAGAAGAAGATTAGTAAGATTACTTCTTGATATTGAACTTAAAGGTGTTGAACATAGAGTTCATATTACAAACGATTCGAGAGCAGACCTAACTGTTAATGATGGGGATTGGATTAACGAGCATATAAGGACTGCTATTATTAAACATAACTATGAAATCAATAGAATACCAAAACTACAAGTTAAAGACTTTACAATGCAGGAGCTTAAGGAATATGAAGAAACTTCTTTATCTGACGACCAATAGTTTTACTTTTTGCTTTCTCTTCTCTAATTTCTTTTATAGCATGTAAAGCCTCTAGCTCTGCAATACGACCTAACATACCTGCTAGAAATACGTCTTGCTTCATTTGATATCTAATTAAATGAACGCAATAATTTTTTACATCATCAAAATCATTACTATTCATAACTTCTCTACATCTCATCTCTACAGAAAGTTCTAACTCTGGAGGTGGAGTCTCAAGATTTATATCAAAGAAACTATCTTTAGTCATTTCACTGGAAAT